AAAGCGTGACCCGGAGGGACTGAAGCAGATCGGGAAGGACTACGCCAAGCGGGCGCACGACCTCCACACACTGATCGTCTCCGCGTCCGGCAGGCAGACACTCAAAGAACGGGACGCGGAAGGACCGACACCGGAAACGATATCCCGCCCCGCACGCGCGGATCCCATCACGGAACTCCACACCAACGGAAAGATCAGCAACGCGGCATTGGATGCATCGCGAGAGATTGCCCGGGTGTACGAAGCGATCACGCGACGGCTGACTGTCCGGGCCCAGGATTATTCAGGCGTAGGCGGTGGCGGTGGTCCGGAATCGGATATCCCGACGGCCCTCGCCGAGATCCACGCCGACGTGTACCTGCCCTGGACCCGCGCGATGCTCAATCACCAATTTCAATACTGCCGATTATGCGGATATGTCGTTGGAGAGTTCGGAGGCGGTTTTCATCGGTGCGGCCCGTCTGGGTTTCGCGCCCTCAAAACCTCCCTCGAATTCACAATGGATATCATCGTCGATGGCGAGCCGGTTGACCGGGCGATGCGCCGGTACAGGATGGGGAGACGCAAAGCATTAATCCTGCTTGTCGAGGCCCTCGAACTGTACGTCGAGATCAAGAAAGCGAGGATGCGTTGACCACGAGAAATTACCAAGTCCTATCGAACCCCGGGATCATGAACGGGACAACCGTCTTGCTGGCGGCGGGCCGTGTCGTAGCGGCGGGCCCGATCGGATTCAACATTGGCGGGCTACAATTCGACGTCATGATGCTTAGTGTTTCTGACTGGCAAGCCGCCAAGGAAGACGCTGCGAAGCGTGAAGCCAAAAGCGAAATTATCATGCCGGACGTCAAAACAGGATCCATCAACTAGGGAGATCACCATGGCCGATGAACGCCGAGAATACCTGCAAGCAACACTGCCGCAATACCAATCCCACAAGAAGGTTTGGGCCGCGAAGATACTTCGAGTGATCCAAGGCCCCGAGGATATGACCGGCTTGATCTGTGAGGACGCGGCCGGTCGGGAAATGCCCGAGATTTCGGTCACCGACGAATGGTATGAAGATCACATGGTTCTCGAAGGCGGGTATCTGGTGGTTTACGCGGACGGTTACGAATCGTGGAGTCCGAAGGAAGCATTCGAGCAAGGCAACACGCTTCTTCCTCAAGACTGATACCACAACATATTGATAATAAATAGAAATCAGAACTATATGGGGTTTGAAAAACCTCAAAGTACTTCAAAGTACTTTCTCCATATATATCAATGATTTCAACGTGTTGCAGTTACTTAAAATTACCGACTTGCGCGCTGTGTTGGGAAATGCAACTTTTTCTTATGCTGCGGTAGTGCCGCGAGCCCCGGTTAACACCTCCCGGTCAACGCGAAAACCCGCAACAGCCTCCCGAGAATTCCCTTCTCATGTTGCGCTATAAGCCCGGCTCCCGACTGCACACGGGGGTCGGGTTTTCTCTTGGAGAGATCATGACTGAAACCGAACAGCCGGAACGCCCGGTGCCCAAGCCCTCTATCGGTAGGATGGTGCATTACGCACTGACCGAAGATGAGGCGGACGAAATCAACGCCCGACGCACGGACGCGGTTCGGTCGGAGCTTGTGAAACGTCGCCCCGGACACATGGCACATGTCGGCAATACCGTTATCGAGGAACAGATCGTCTCGATGACAATCACGGCCGTTCACGACGGCGAGTACGTCGGCCACTACCGGGTGAACGGTCAATGCACGCTAGACGGAAACGACACGCTTTGGGTCGAGGGCGCTGATCTTGGCAACGAAGCAGGTCGATGGAATTGGCCGGAAAGGATTTGAGTTGGGGAAGACGAGAATAAACGGCCTAACGCAAAAGCAGTCAGATTTCGCGGAATTTTACGTGTCCAGCGGCGGCAATGCTTCGGCGGCTTACAGGATCGTTTACTCTCAGTCTGACAACCCAGCCACCCATTCTCAGGGCGGCGTGGCTCTCATGGCGAACACGTTCGTCCGGAGAGAGATCCAGCGGATCCGCACCCGGCACAGAAAGCGCCACAACATAACGATCGACACCACGACGACCATGCTTCAGAACGCATACGACATCGCGTCGGATGCCAGGAACGCGCAGCAAATGGCGAAGATCGCTATGGATATTTCCAAGCTGCACGGGCTGATTGTCGAGAAACGCGAGATCGTTGTTCGCGACCTCGACAAGATGGAATCCGATGAGCTTCTGGTTGCGAGCGCGGACATCGACCAGAAGATCAAGCTTGCGAGAAAACGCATCGCCGAGATCAAGAAGCTTGAGCAATCAGGCGGCGAGACAGTTCACTAGCCCATGGCGCAAGATCTAGTTCCGGTCAGCGCCACAGCGGTAACGGGCGACCGGGCATGGATCGAGGGCACGACCGATCTTCAACTGCTGCAAGAGCAGATCGAGGAATGGGAACGCGAAGACTACGCGATCAAAACCAAGACACTCGCTCGACACGAGTCGATAACGCTTGCGAAGGATTTTGCGGCGTTCGTAAAGGCGGCTTGGCCGATACTTGAACCCGGTCGCGAGATGATCTGGAACTGGCACATTGATTACATTTGTGCCTACCTCGAAGCTGTCGCGAACGGAACTATACAGCGACTAGTTATTAATATTCCACCCAGATGCATGAAACCTGTCGATGAAGAGACGCTTCTGCTTACAAAGTCCGGCGAACGGAAAAGACTCGCCGATATTGAGACAGGAGATCAGGTTCTAACGCACCGAGGCCGATTCCGTCGCGTTTCTGCTGTCCATATTCAGGGCGAATTACCCACTTTGAAAATCACAACCTGGGCTGGCCGCGAAATAAGCGCCGCTCCGGATCATCCATTCCTGACCCCGGACGGCTGGGTGCAGGCTAAAGACCTTATCGTTGGAAACGTGCTAGGAGCCCCGGTCCCTGAATCTCACGGCGGGAGCGACCGATCCGATGACGAATTCGCGATGGCGGGGTATATCATTGGCGACGGCAACGTCACATACGTATCGGAAAAGAAGACATCGATTGCCGCTAGTGTGACCGCTGCGGACGAAGAGGTTGGGTCGGACATTATCGATCGCGGTATTCGGATGGGTTGGTCCGTGAACGTTTATTCAAAAACTGGCAGTAAAGCGCGTAGGTATAATTTGTCGAAAGGCGCTCGCAAATGGATCAGGCAGGTTGGCCTCGCTGGTAAGACTTCGTACACAAAGCGCGTTCCTGACTTTGTATTTGAAGGGGACGCAAGGCAGATCGGATTATTCCTCGGATCATATTTCGCTTGCGATGGCACGGCGAGCCCCAAAAACCGCAAACCAGACGCTCACTGGACGGTCGAATGGACGAGCGTTAGTCGTGAACTCCTTGATGATATTAAACACCTGCTGTTGCGGCTCGGTATTAAATCTCGACTACGCAAGCGGGTGCATAACAAAAACGCCTGGGTTCCGGCAGGATATGTATTTTGGAACCTCTGCGTTTCCAGCGGTGACGATGCTCAGAGGTTTCGCGATCGCGTAACACACGTCGGCGCTAAGGTCGAAAAACTATCGCGAATGCCGCACCGGAGAATGCGGTTTGACGAAGATATCTTTGCCGATGCAATCGTCGCCATCGAAGAGGGTGGTGTGAAGCGGTGCCGCTGCCTGACTGTTGAGGAAGATAGTAGTTTTACGGCCAATGATATCGCGGTTCACAACTCGCTTCTGATCGGGGTGTTCTGGCCTGCATGGCGCTGGACGTCCGAACCGCACCACCAGATCCTATCGTTCTCGCACAACATCTCTCTTTCGACGAGGGACGCGGTCAAATCGCGGCGGCTGATGAACAGCCAATGGTATCAGGATCGATGGGGCAGCAAGTTCAAGTTCACTACGGATGCCAATACCAAGGCGGCATACGAAAATAATCACAACGGACACCGTAAGGCGTTCGGGATGTCCTCGGGTTATATGGGCGACGGCGGCGATACGTTGCTGATCGATGATCCCCACGACAACGAGGGCGCACAGTCCGATGCGGAGCGCGAGACAACGCTGCGCGAGTTCAATGATGGCGTCTCTACCCGTCTGAACTCGCAGCGCGACGGCGCTATCGTCATCATCATGCAGCGTCTCCACAATCAGGATGTTGCAGGCACCGTCCTCGATGACGAAGAGGACGAATGGGTCCACCTTTGCATTCCGATGGAGTACGACGGGGTTCGCTACGAATCGCCGATCGGTCTGGACGATCCGCGCAAGGAGTTGAAGGAGCTACTCTGGCCGTCGCACATCGATGTGAAGGGCTTGAACCGGCTCAAACGACGTCTGACACCATACGGCCAAGCCGGACAATTACAGCAGCGGCCGACGCCCCCGGGCGGCGCGATCCTCAAGGATTTCTGGTGGAGGGTCTGGCCGAAAGACACGCCTGTCCCTGATTGCGAATACATCATTCAGGTTTACGACACGGCGTATGAAGCCAAAGAGGAAAGCGATTATTCAGCCCGCACGACATGGGGCGTGTTCAGGTACAACGAGCGAACGCGCCAATCGGGTGAGGGGCGCTACAACGCTATGCTTTTGGAACGGTGGCGCGACCGCGTGTTGTTCCCCGAACTGAAGGCGGAAGCCAAAAGATCCTATGACGACTGGGAACCTGATACGGTCCTGATCGAGGCCAAGGCTTCCGGTAAACCGCTAATTCAAGAACTCTCACGCATCGGCGTGCCCGCGAAACAGTGGGCCGTTGTCCGGCGCGGTCCCAAGGGACACGAGATCGATAAAGTTGCTCGGGCGCACATTGCCAGCGTCATGCTCCACAACGGCGTGGTCTGGTATCCCGAAGGTCGGAAGTGGGCCCTCGAAGTCGTCGAGGAGTGCGCTCAGTTTCCGAAAACAACGCATGACGATCTGACAGACACCGTGACGATGTTGCTGATCTGGCTACGCCGTCTGGGATATGTCGAACTTGATGATGATCCTACAGAGGACGCAGACGCCGTCGATCTGGGACAGCATCGCGAAGCAGCATACGGATAGGAGTCCAAACCATGGCTAAAAAACCCTCAGCGCCGAAAAAGACCGCAGCACCCGCAGCGCCGAAGCGCAACGGGGCTGACAAAGCAGACACGGCGCTCAAGACGTTCATCTCGTCCGTTGACCATGGCATTCAGATGGCGACCGGCGAAACGCTCGAAGGCACAGCGGAGCGTATGCGCCTGGAAGGCCGAACCGGCAGTCTGGTTAACATCGTCATTTGCGCGGCTGCGGACGCTCAGAAACAGCTTTGACAAAATCCAAGAATGTCGCCTCACTGTCGGTCCACCGCAACACCAGGGACCAACGGCGTCGGCACCAAGCGAGCGAAGGCCTTCGAAACGCGGTGCGATTAGTGACTCGTCATAAGTCGTGCGATGAGTTCATTTTGATGGCATGGGACAATAAAGGGAACGAATCCGTCTGTTGGTCGGTTGATGGAACCGTTGACATCGACACCCTGCCTGGGCGTGCGAAACATGCCGTGCAGCGCAAGCTCAACAGGCTTGATAATTACGAAATTCTCGACCCACCCCCCCAGGACGATGGTGCATGAGTGACATCGACTTTGACGACGAAGAATACGAACTCGTTTATGACGACGAGGGGGACGAAGGCGATATCGTCGATCTAGGCGATGGCGTGTCGATGGAGACTGACCCGGA